TTGGAGGCCGCTAAAATGGAGTCTTCAGGAGCAAAGATATTGTTTCTGGCGGAAGTTACTGACCGAGAAAGAGAATTAAGGATTGAACAGGAAAAATGGGGGGGCCCAACCTCAGAAATAGAATTTGCCTGTTATCAATCTGCATATAAATGGGTAGGTAAAAAGTATGATCTGGTAATTGCAGATGAAATACATGATAGTCTGACTAAAGAGTATAGTAAATTCTATGCTAATAATCAGGTGAAACATATCATAGGATTGTCTGCAACTGTTGATGCACATGCAGAAGTGGAAACAGAAGATCCAGATGAATATTTTACCAAAGGAGAATTACTAAAAGAGATTGCCCCGGTGTGCTTTACTTATGGCCTGGATGAAGGTCAGAAGGACGGTACTTCACGGAAGTTAGATGTGTATGTCATTAATCATAAATTGGACATGCACAACAAGAACATAGAAGCAGGGAACGCAAAAAAGAGGTTTTATCAAACTGAATGGGGAGCTTATAATTATAAAGATGCCCAATTTAGAAAAGCTCTCTTTGCACCTGATGCCATTAGGCAATTTCGGATTAGAGTTACCTCTGCTGCCAGAGCAAAGCTTCTTTACAATTTACCAAGTAAGGTAAAAGCTGTCAAGGAGTTGGTAGAGGGACTTACAGGAAGGACTATTATTTTTGGTAATAGTCTGGAAGCTTTGGAAAGGGTTACTCCTGATGTTATCAGTTCACGAAATACTGATAAGATTAATGAGCAAATTAGAAATGACTTTGAGGATAAGAAATTAAACCTCATAGCTGCTTTTAAGAAGCTTAAACAAGGAGCTAATCTAAGTGACCTGGACAACTGTGTTATAATGTCTTATTATTCTAAGGAGAAAGATTTGATCCAAAGAATAGGCAGACTGCGTGATAACGGTGAGATAGGTCGGATTTTCATCTTCGTGACCTTTGGGTCACAAGAGGTAAAGTGGTTTGATTCAATGTTTGAGAATGTAGATAGCTTAAACATGATTAATTGCAATGGGGTTGCAGATTGTCTGAAGAAACTAAGCTAATGCACGATAGTAAATTATCAATGGCTGTCCGTATGGATTTAGAAGCCATTCAACGCTTAGTAGAATATGAAACTGGTTACCCCGTAATCAGCAAGAATAGACAAGCAAAGTTTATAATGGCTAAACGCATATTTGTTAAGCTCATAGATCTGAAATACGATTTAAGAGGTAATAATGTGGGTCCAAGACTTATAACTAAACCCCTACTTGCTGAATACATGAAGTGTGACCATTTCACATCAATTAATCATTTATTAAACAATTTTGAGGTCTTTCTCAGATATAGTGGCTCTTTTCAGGATCATTGGGGAAAGCTACATAAGTTAATCTTAGGTAATAGTTATCTTAAGCTGAAGTATCTTCAGCATGAGAGAGTAGAGCTTACAGAAAAACTTAATGAGGTAGACCGTCAAATACTAAACCTTACTAATGAAGAAGAAAATCACATCTATGAAAGTTCGGAAAAGGGTAGTGGCTAAGGTCACTACCCCAACTGGACAAGAGTTTAATTTGGAACTTTTGAAAAAAGAGGAAGAAGATAGAAATATAGAGAAACAAATTGAGAGATTTGAGGAGGAATCTGCAGATTCAGAAATCAGTCTTAAAATGCAACATTCTCTTGGTTCTTAAAGAATATTTATGTATATTCGTTTCCCTCTCTTTCAGAGGTTTCCTAACAATAAATTATGGAATTAGACCTTAGTATATTGGAGGAGCACCAGCTCTCTCCAGATGAGTTTGTTTTCTTATTTTTATTGGTTTATCCAAAAGCCCAATTTCCAACCTTTGGAGTAATTGACTACAAAAGGTTAGAGCTAAAAGGTATGATAAAAATTGGTCCCGATGATACTTATTATGTGCGTCAGCTTGCTATTGATATAGTAGGCTCACCAGCACCTAAAATAGTACAGGAACCCGTTAAAAAGTCATTACCTGTTGTCTCTAAGGAAGTTGATAAGGTACCAGAATGGATAGCAGATTGGAGAGCTTTATTCCCTATGGGAGTAAAGACCGGTGGCTATTCAGTTAGGGGTACAAGGAGTGGATGTACTAAGAAAATGAAAAAGTTCATGCGGAATAATCCGGATGTTACCAAAGAGCAGGTGTTTGCAGCAACTAAGAAGTATATAGCAGACAAGCAGATGGTTCAGTTTGCCTACATGAAGTTGGCAGACTATTTTATTGAAAAAGAAGGTGCTTCTCTTTTAGAGGAGTATGTGGAGAATATTAAACAGGGTAAAACCTCGGAGCAAAATGAGTTATTTTCTCCTGGTGTTCAAGATCCTACTGGCAATTTAACAGATGATATTTAATGATGTAATGGCCCAGGTGGACAGAGGGAGGCTGGGTTTAAATAGAGGTCTTCCAATGGGATTTAAGCGATTGGTGTCCCATGTTCCAGGAATACAACAAGGCACTTATTATTTAATAGGTGGAGAAACCGGCAGTGGGAAAACTGCTTTTACAGATGATGCGTTTATTTACAATCCTTATGATTGGTATAAATCTAATCCCCAAAGAGGGATAGATCTAAAAATCTTTTATTGGTCGTTGGAGATAGATAAGAATATCAAGATGACCAAGGCAATCTGTAGAAAAATTTATTTGGAGTACGGAAAATTAGTATATATCAATTTTGTCTTATCAAGAGGTAAAAACAGAATAAGTTCTGAGATATATGAGCTTGTAGGTTCTACTAAAAAATACTTTGAGGAAATGGAAGATGTATTGACAATTTTTGATGGATCACAGAATCCAACAGGTATTAACAAATACATACTTCAATTTGCAAAGGATAATGGTGACCTTATTTATCGGAAAGAGAAATCAGGAAAGGAAACTTTAGAAATCTTTGATAAGTATGTACCTTATAATCCAGATCAATATGTAATAATAGTCATTGACCACATAGCCCTTATGAAAAGAGAAAGAGGATATGATGTCAAAGCTAATGTAGATAAGATGAGTGAATATCTTATCCCCCTTCGGAATAACTTTAAGTTTATTCCAGTAGTAGTTCAGCAATTGAACAGGACTATTAGCTCTACAGACCGGTTTAAGTTAGATAGAGTAGAACCCCAGTTATCTGATTTCAAGGATACTGGCAATACCCAGCAAGATGCTAATGTTGTTTTATCTCTGTTTTCTCCTCGGAGATATGATATACCAAATTTCAGAGGGTACAACATAGCCAGGCTCAAGGATAGGTTCAGGAGTATCTCAGTTCTTAAGAACAGGGATGGTGCTGCTGATATTCGTATTGGGTTGCAATTTGTTGGTGAAGTAGGTCATTTTCAAGAAATTCCCAAGGCAAAGGATTTTGAACAAAATGAAACTTTATATGATCAAGTAGTTAATTTAAAATATAATTCAATTTAAAATGGGTAGATTAATAGGAGTAGTTGGCAAATCAGGGAGTGGAAAAACCACAGCTCTGAGAAATATGCCTCCAAAGGAGACAGTACTGGTTCTGCCTAATCAGAAAACACAATTACCTTTTAAGGGGAGTGTTAAAAACTATGTCAAATATGATCGGGAGAAGAAAAAAGGCAATGTAATTATTACAAGTACATTGAATCATTTACCAGGGATCATAAAGGAGATAGAAGCACTAACTCATGTCAAGTACATAGTGATTGAAGATTTCACGCATTTCTTTAATGCTCGTACACAAAGTGATGCCTTTAGAAATTTAACTTCAGGCAATGCAGCTTTTAAGAAATGGGCAGATTTGGCCGCAGATGTATTTAATTCTGTGTTCAGAACTGGAGACCTTCGTGAAGACTTGACAGTTATCTTACATTTTCATCCAGAAGAGCTGGATACTATGGAAGGTATGAAATACCAGATTAAGACACCAGGTAAGTTATTAGACAGGGATATTGATATTCCTTCTTATTTTACATACTTGTTGTATACTAAGGTATTACCCCCGGGTAAAGATACCCCACAGGATCAAAGGTACAAATACATCACAAATGATGATGGTATGAGACCTGCCAAGACCCCGTTGGGATGTTTTAATATGGAAATAGAGAATGACCTATACACGGTTGTCCAGGCTATTGACAAATATGAAACAGGAGAATAATCATTGGCGTAATTAATTAATGTTTAATTTGAAAAATTGACAAAATGACTGATCAATTTAATACAAAAGGACACACAGTGGAAGAAAAAGAATTTGTGTCCGCATACCTCAAACCAGGTATCGAAGTTGCAAGAATAACACAAGTGGAGTTTACTGAATCTAAAAAGGGAACCCCAGGTGCAAAATTCTATCTTGAAAGCAAACCCATAGAGGGATTAGATGGCAAAGGACAAGGAGCAGACACTACTTGGTGGATGAGCGAAGGGGCTTGGCCTTATACTAAAGACAGGCTTACCATTATGGCGGATAAGCTTGAAGTCAGAGAGGCGTTGGATAATATTTCTGCAAATGACTCTAAGAGTTATGTAGAAGGATTGGCTAAAGTCTTTGTAGGAAAAGCTGCTCGTTGGAAATTTGCAGGAGAAGAGGTTGAAGGTAAGTTAAATGAGGAGACAGGAGAGAAGAAGCCTAATTGGTTTAAAGCTCAATTGGCATCCTTTGGATTTATTGAGCCTTTAACAGTTGCTGCAGAAGATTCAAAGTTGAAGTTTGATCCTTCTAACAAGTATGATATGGTGAGGCTTAAGCCTACAGATGTGGAGCCGGCAACTCCAGAAAATGGAACAGCTACTGCACAGGAAGCTGATGATACTTGGTCTTAATTTATGAATATGTTTGAAACAAAGGGATATGTGGCAACGGGAGAACTTACTCCCGATTCCATATTATCCCGAGTTTCAGAACTTACCATTTTCCATCATTATATTTCTTCATTTA